GTTTTTGTTGACCACTACAGTAATAGTAAGAAGTTGCCACATGAACAGGCAGCGTGTGGAAAGGCTAATGCTGGCTGTTCGCATTGTCTGCATCAGTTGAGGTAGCTGATCCGGTCGAATGCTGGGCATGTTCTTTTTCTGAGGCTTCTCGAAGGCTTTACCGATATTAACGCTGGGAACAGCATCAATAAGCCCTGTGTTTTGGGCGTAGATCATGACCTCATTAATGCGTTGGCACAGGCGACGAACGGTTTCCAGTGCTCCTCTGGCCTGAACTGGTTGGACGGCCTGAACCAGTGTGTGAGCTTTAATATCTGTAACGCTAACGTCGCCAATTGCAGGGAAGACATCTCTTTCAAGAGAGCGCCAGATATCATCGGCATAGTCCTCTGTCACGCTGGCTTTCTTCACATTCCACCATCGTTCAGCCACGAGCTGGAAAGTATTGGTTTTAGCTTCAAGCGAACTGCGAAGTTGTTCTTGCTGATGTTCCTGTGGATCGATTTGTTTCGCCAGGAGAGAGCGTGACTCTGCCCGATAGTTTCTGGCATCGGCAAGGGTAACTGACGGGTAGGGGCCTATGCTCTTCTTTGCTCGTTTCTTGGTGACAGGACGAATGTAGCGAAACTGCCAGATTTTACTCCCGCTGGATTTGATGAGTAGCTCAAGGCCATCGCCATCATAGAGAGCGTAGTCCGCTTCTTTGGGTTTAGCAGATTCGATTTCCTTAACGGAGAGAGGTTTGGTTTGTCTTGCCATTGCCGGGTTTCCATAGTTTTAGGCACCTCGAAAACAATAAAGCTTTACGAGGTGCCTAACAAGGTGCCTAAAAGGTTCGGATTTAATTAGTTGGCATCAGACTTTGCGGGACAAATTCGAGGTACAAAAAAGCCCGCAGGGCTTACGCCGTGCGGGCTCTTAGGACTTCATCGGATGACTCTGGTAATCACCGATGGAGAATTTTGGTGAAGCTGGCGGGAGTTGAACCCGCGTCCGAAATTCCTACATACCATTTTTACTATAGCAAAAACAGTAGTTTGCATTTAAAAACAGTGCGTTATTGTTATGTAGTGTTTGTCCATTTTACTAATTTTTAATGCGCTGCCGCCAAAGTGCCGCCAACTTCGTTAGGAACTAGAGTTAGTGCTTCAGAAACGTAATCAGCCCATTCCTGCGAAGAAAATGCTTGTAAAGAATAGGCGTGTTTTCTGAATTTAAACCTCAACTTACCAACATATAAGTAATTATAAATGTTGTCGTAATGTGGTATATCTTCATTATATATCAAACGAATTAGTTTTCTTGATAGAAGATATGATATTTCTAAAATATCGGCGAATACTTGTTCTTCAAGTGTAAATGTTTTTAATTGATACCCATCATATTTTATCAAACAGTATACATGAGATATGGGGGATGTACATATCAGGTCTAATAACGAGGCTGTATTATATGACAAAGTGTTAAGTCGAATCATGTAACTTAATGGATTATATTCATCTATAGAGTGTTGAACCGACAGAGTATTATTAATTGTGTTTAAGTACTCCTTTAATTGCACTAAAAAATCAGGGCTTGCGGTGAAGTTAGATGTGGTCTCTATAGTTGATTTGTTGTATATTTTTGTATATAAAAGATATGGGTTGGAAATTTTAATTTCATCTGCTGTAAACAAAGTGATATTTGGTTCGCCATTGAATTTAATGAGGTTTCCATCTGAGCCTCTCGCGCTTTGAAGATTGTAGGCGAATATTTCCTTTGTTTTCTCAATAAAGTTTTTCTCATGTGCTAAATATCTATCGACTGCATTTTTCGTTTCAGCGGTGTTGATCTGAGCTTCGGTTTGTATAGTGCGATGTATATTGTTGACGATCGAAGCCAAAGGAACTGCACTAGCTAGCAATAGTAGAGGGAATTTGCTTATTTCGTAAAATCTTGAATAGCCATGTGCGGAGAGTACTGGTTCTTTTCCCCACCATGTGAAAAAACCAAAATAGATAAAGGAAAATAAAGGTGTTAAAACTGAAATCCAAAATAATTTCTGACGAAATAAATTTCTTTTATCAAGCATGTACCATTTTTTTACTATTGTAATAAATACTAATAAAACGATTGCTGCAATATAAATCACTGTATAACAAGTATCACTTAACATGATTTTCACTCAATATAATTTAAAGGATTCTTAGTTACTGCATCTTCTAAGTGTTCTGGTGAAAAATGAGAATAGATCATCGTCATTTTTATATCGGCATGGCCCAGAATATCGCGCAGCACCAGTATGTTTCCGCCATTCATCATAAAATGGCTGGCGAATGTATGACGTAGCACGTGAGTGCATTGGCCCTCTGGCAGCTCGATGCCAGCTCGCTTTACTGCTCGTTCAAAGGCTTTTCTGCACGGGGTGAATAGCTTCCCTCTGTTCTTGGGGAGTTCGTCATACAGATCTTGAGATATCGGCACGGTGCGGTTTTTCTTACCCTTCGTCTTGGTATAAGTGATGCGGTATTTAGATAACTGATGGCCCTGCAGGTTTTCGGCTTCACTCCAGCGTGCGCCGGTGGCCAGGCATATTTTTGCAATCAAAAGCAGACTGGGGTTTTGAGAATCAGCGCAGGCATCTAGCAGACGTTTAATTTCTTCCGAGGTCAGGAACGCCAGTTCCCCCTCAGCGATTTTAAATGTTGGCAGCCCGGCGAGAGGATTTGGTGCTGACCAGTGGCCTAGTTTTTTCAATGTGCCGAAAACCGATGATAGGTTACGTTGCTCAAGATTCACCGTGCGTGGTTTTACTGGCGACATTAGTGTGCCGTCTTCGTTACGAACGTCACCTTTTAACCGTGCTTCGCGGTATTTCGTAAAGTCACCGGCTGTCAGTTCTGAGGCGATGGGGTCGCCTAGACCATTACAGATAATTCTAAGTTTCGCCATGAGGCGCTTGGGGTCTGCGAGTGTCTGACCATACAGGGAATACCAAAGCTCAATTAATTCTGATAGGCGTCGCCGATCATCCTTTTCACCCAACCACGGTTTTTTATTCACTTCTTCCATTGTGAAGCTTTCAAAAGCAATGGCTTCGCCTTTCGTAGCAAATTGCTTACGCACGCGCTTACCATTGCGTCCATTGGGATAGCACTCACACAACCATTTTCCGTTCGGCTGTTTTCTGATGGTCATATCAAAGGCTCTTAATGATTTTCAGTGCGCGGCCTACTACCTCAATGTCATCTAGGCCACACTCAAACGATGAATCATCCTGATGTACTACTAATTTGTTTCCCGGGAGTCGAGTCAATTTAACAATGCTTTTTATCCCGTCGATATCGACTAACCACATACCATTTACTGGTGGTGTTTGGTTGCGATCTATTAAATAAGAATCACCAGAAGTAGTCACCAGCAGTAGGTTGCTTGAGTCTGAGGGGAGTATGCTGCTATCAATGATTGCTTTTCCAGCATCGATCAATAAACCACCGTTGAGAGTCGCCTTGTCAATTTCAGGAGATACTAGTTCAGAAAGAGGTATAACCTTGCTGGAGTTCACGGAATTGATATTTTTTTGGGGTTCAATGTTTGAACCTGGCTCCCCCTGTCCGGTGGTTAGCCACAGTAAAGAAACTCCTGTTTCCAAGGCGCACTGAATCACCCACTCTGCAGGAAAACTATCTCTTAAGTATCTGTTTGCCATGGTGCTTTTTGATGCGCCTAAGTGATCGCAAAGTTGCTGTCTGGACTTGAAATCATAGGCTGCCATTAGTCTATGGATAGCCTCTCTTCCCCCTGTATTCTCTCCAACCTTTACATGTATCATTTTTTAATCCTGTTGACGTATCAAATATTGGATCGTAGTATCTCGATGTATCAAATATTGAATCAAGTAAAACGAGATAAAACGACGTAAACCAAACCTTAATCGGGAGATACTGCACTATGAGCACTGATATTTCAATTCGTGTACCAAAAGAGATGGCTACGCCTGCAGAGTTCGCGGAATGGGAAGGTATCTCCCGCGGCTCCGTGTATCAAAAAATTCACCATGGTCAGCTTGCTAAATACATGGTCAAGAAAGAAAAAAACAAAGGCCGCGTAAGCCTGCGTTATTTAATGTACAAAACCGATCAGGTCCGTGAATCCCTCGGTCATTCCAACTTCCGCGTCATTGTTGGTAAGTAAGTTCAATTATGAGAACTTTCTAAGGGGGTAGCATGTTTGATTATAAGATTTCCAAACACCCGCATTTTGATGAAGCCTGTAGAGCTTTTGCACTTCGTCACAATATGGCGAAGCTGGCAGAACGTGCAGGAATGAATGTCCAGACTCTGCGAAACAAACTCAACCCAGATCAACCGCATCAGCTCAATGCGCCAGAAATCTGGCTGCTTACCGATCTGACTGAAGATTCAACGCTGATAGATGGTTTTCTGGCACAGATTCACTGCCTGCCATGTGTACCGATTAATGAGGTAGCAAAAGAGAAACTGCCGCATTACGTCATGAGTGCAACCGCAGAGATCGGGCGTGTTGCTGCAGGTGCGGTATCTGGCGATGTAAAAACCAGTGCCGGTCGTCGTGATGCCATCAGCAGCATTAATTCTGTAACACGACTGATGGCGCTGGCGGCTGTTTCATTGCAGGCCCGTTTACAGGCTAACCCTGCGATGGCGAGTGCAGTTGATACTGTGACTGGCCTCGGTGCTTCATTCGGTTTGCTGTGAGGTGCTTATGCTGACGAAAGAACCATCATTTGCGTCGCTGCTGGTAAAACAAAGTCCGGCAATGTACTACGGTCACGGCTGGATCACGGGTGAGGATGGAAAACGCTGGCATCCATGTCATTCACAAGATGAATTGCTGTCTGAATTGACCACGAGGAAACGGAGAAAGTCCAAATGTATGCGGCAGAAAGTGAAGTGGTTTATCAGTTTCGTTACAGAGGGGAGAGTTATTCAGTACCTGAAGATGATTTGCTCTGTTGCTATCCGTCATTGTCGGGCGATGGCAGTTACTTTTTCACGTTAAAGGATGGGACGTTTTTACGGGGAGAGCAGGTTAAAGAGACGATACGAAAAAATGTATCTCCTCTTGAGCGTTACCGTAAGAACAAAGAACGATAGCTGCGTTTGGGGGATATGAAGTATGGCAATTAATGGCGCTGCAGCAACTGTTCCATTAAGCCCCGGTGAACGCCTGAATGGACTTAATCACATTGCGGAGTTAAGGGCGAAAGTTTTTGGCATGAATATTGAGTCAGAGCTTGAGCGGTTTATTAAAGATATGCGTGATCCACGGGATATTAATAGCGAACAAAATAAACGGGCACTGGCTGCCATATTCTTTATGGCAAAAATTCCAGCTGAACGTCATAGCATCAGCATTAATGAGCTGACCACTGACGAAAAGCGGGAGTTGATTAAAGCAATGAATCATTTTCGTGCAGTGGTGAGCTTATTTCCCAGACGGCTAACCATGCCGAATTAACCAACTAATGAAATTCATGGCGTAAACCCGCCGGGCATCCCTTTATCTAAATTCAGGAGAATTGACAATGCGTAATATTGAAACCCGCGCCACTAAAACCGGACCGGATGATGCAGGGCTTAATCTTTTACTGACAGAGGCTCGTCTGGAAGAACGCCGGGCAAGGGCTGAAGCAATGGCTGCCCGCCTTGATAGTCTTGCGTGTCATATCACATCCCGCCAGCTAAACCACGTCGAAGCGGCAGAACTGCTGCGTGTGACCGCTGAAGCAATCCAGAACGAAGCGCAGGAGATCCACTAATGGCTGATGCAATGGATCTCGTACAGCAGCGCGTTGAAGAAGAACGCCAGCGCCATATCCGTGCTGCCCGTGCCAAAACGCCGGGCGTGTCCCGCGTGCTTTGCGTTGAGTGTGAAGCGCCAATTCCGCCAGCACGCCGCCGTGCCATTCCGGGTGTGCAGCTTTGCATTACCTGTCAGGAAATCGCAGAGCTGAAAGGCAAACATTACAACGGAGGTGCTGTATGAGCACCATCCTGAAATGGGCGGGAAATAAAACCGCCATAATGTCCGAACTGAAAAAGCATCTTCCTGCTGGCCCGCGACTGGTTGAACCTTTCGCGGGTTCCTGTGCAGTGATGATGGAGACGGATTACCCCAGCTATCTTGTTGCGGATATTAATCCTGATTTAATCAACCTCTATAAAAAGGTTGCTGCTGATTGTGAGGCGTTTATATCTCGTGCCAGAGCTTTATTTGAGGAAGCAAACAGGGAGGTGGCTTATTACAACATAAGGCAGGAGTTTAATTACTCCACTGAAATTACTGATTTCATGAAAGCGGTATATTTCCTGTATCTCAATCGTCACGGTTACCGTGGTTTATGTCGCTATAACAAGAGCGGGCATTTCAACATTCCCTACGGTAATTATAAAAATCCGTATTTCCCTGAAAAAGAAATTCGCGCATTTGCAGAAAAGGCCCAGCGAGCAACGTTTATCTGCGCCAGCTTTGATGAAACGCTGGCGATGTTGAAGGCGGGGGATGTGGTGTATTGCGATCCGCCGTATGACGGTACGTTTTCCGGCTATCACACTGACGGCTTCACTGAAGATGACCAGTATCACCTGGCATCTGTTCTTGAACATCGGTCATCAGAAGGACATCCGGTCATTGTTTCTAACAGTGACACATCCCTGATCCGTTCGCTGTATCGCAATTTTACTCACCACTACATCAAGGCAAAACGCAGCATCGGTGTGGCAGCTGGCGAGGGTAAATCAGCAACAGAAATCATTGCTGTTTCCGGGCCGCGCTGCTGGGTGGGATTTGATTATTCGCGTGGCGTGGACAGTTCTGCCGTGTACGGAGTACGTGCATGAGTCATGCCGATATGAACAACTGCTGCGGCTTTAACGAGGCTGCCGCAGCATTCTCATGGAACAGCCCGAAAAAGGCCATTAACCCTTATCTGGACCCGGCGGAAGTTGCGCCGGTTTCTGCGCTTTCAAACCTGATCACTCTGTACGCTGCCGATAACGAGCAGGAACAACTGCGCCGCGAGGCACTGAGTGATCAGGTCTGGGAGCGTTATTTCTTTAATGAATCCCGTGATCCTGTCCAGCGCGAAATGGAGCAGGATAAGCTAATTAGCCGGGCAAAGCTGGCGCATGAGCAGCAGCGTTTTAATCCGGACATGGTCATTCTGGCGGATGTCAACGCTCAGCCTTCCCATATCAGCAAGCCGCTGATGCAACGTATTAAATACTTCAGCAGCCTGGGCAGGCCAAAGGCTTATTCCCGCTATTTACGTGAGACGATTAAGCCATGTCTGGAACGACTGGAGCATGTACGCGACAGTCAGCTATCTGCATCTTTTCGCTTTATGGCAAGCCATGAAGGGCTGGACGGCCTGCTGATCCTGCCTGAAATGAGTCAGGATCAGGTGAAACGCCTGTCCACCCTGGTAGCTGCGCATATGAGTATGTGCCTTGATGCAGCTTGTGGTGATTTGTATGCCACCGATGACGTTAAGCCAGAAGAAATCCGCAAGACATGGGAAAAGGTGGCAGCGGAAACCCTGCGTCTGGATGTCATCCCACCTGCGTTTGAGCAACTCCGTCGGAAAAGAAACCGCCGTAAACCCGTGCCCTATGAACTCATTCCGGGTTCGCTGGCGCGTATGTTGTGCGCCGACTGGTGGTATCGGAAATTATGGAAGATGCGTTGCGAATGGCGGGAAGAGCAGTTGCGCGCTGTTTGCCTGGTCAGCAAAAAAGCATCTCCTTATGTCAGCTATGAAGCCGTGATGCATAAACGTGAGCAGCGCCGTAAGTCGCTGGAGTTTTTCCGTTCTCATGAACTGGTGAACGAAGACGGCGACACGCTGGACATGGAGGATGTGGTAAACGCCAGCAGCAGCAACCCTGCGCATCGCCGCAATGAGATGATGGCCTGTGTTAAAGGTCTGGAGCTTATCGCGGAAATGCGCGGTGACTGCGCCGTTTTCTACACTATCACCTGTCCGTCGCGTTTCCATTCCACGCTAAATAACGGCAGACCAAACCCGACCTGGACAAACGCGACGGTAAGACAAAGCAGCGATTATCTGGTCGGCATGTTTGCTGCATTTCGTAAGGCGATGCACAAAGCCGGGTTGCGCTGGTATGGCGTGCGGGTGGCTGAGCCGCATCATGATGGCACAGTTCACTGGCACCTGTTGTGTTTCATGCGCAAAAAAGACCGCCGTGCCATCACTGCATTACTGCGTAAGTTTGCCATCCGTGAAGACCGCGAGGAGCTGGGCAATAACACTGGGCCGCGCTTTAAGTCTGAGTTGATTAACCCGCGCAAAGGAACGCCGACAAGCTACATCGCGAAATATATCAGTAAGAACATTGACGGTCGTGGTCTGGCTGGCGAGATCAGCAAGGAAACGGGTAAATCTCTGCGTGATAACGCTGAATACGTGAATGCCTGGGCGTCTCTGCATCGTGTTCAGCAATTCCGCTTCTTTGGTATTCCGGGGCGTCAGGCTTACCGTGAACTTCGCTTGCTGGCTGGTCAGGCGGCAAGGCAACAGGGTGACAAAAAAGCAGGTGCGCCGGTACTGGATAACCCGCGTCTTGATGCCATTCTGGCTGCTGCTGATGCTGGTTGTTTTGCCACCTACATCATGAAGCAGGGCGGCGTACTGGTACCCCGTAAATATCACCTCATCAGAACCGCTTATGAAATCAACGAAGAGCCGACCGCCTATGGCGATCACGGCATTCGTATTTATGGCATCTGGTCACCCATTGCAGAGGGCAAGATCTGCACTCATGCAGTGAAGTGGAAAATGGTTCGTAAAGCCGTTGACGTTCAGGAGGCGGCAGCCGACCAGGGCGCTTGCGCCCCTTGGACTCGTGGCAATAACTGTCCCCTTGCTGAAAATTTGAACCAACCGGAGAAAGACAAATCAGCTGATGGGGATACCAGAACGGATATCACCCGCATGGATGACAAAGAGTTGCACGAATACCTGCACAGTATGAGCAAAAAAGAGCGCCGGGAACTGGTAGCAAGGTTACGCCTGGTTAAACCGAAACGGCGTAAAGACTACAAACAGCGAATTACAGACCATCAGCGACAACAGCTCGTCTATGAGCTGAATTCCAGAGGATTTGATGGCAGCGAGAAAGAGGTCGATTTGCTCCTTCGCGGTGGCAGTATTCCGTCAGGAGCAGGCCTGCGTATCTTCTATCGGAACCAGCGTTTGCAGGAAGATGATAAGTGGCGGAACCTGTATTAATTACGCTGATTAACAATTAATGCTCTAAATAATAAGCACAGGATAAATCCTATTGATTTTAAAAAAACTTTTTACTTTAACGATATTATTATGTACTGTATGTAAAACCAGTGGTTAAGTATACAGTATTATCTACCCACAGTGAGATAGGAGGGAAGATGCAGGATTATTTTTTAGAGTCGTTGAAACTCCAGCGAATTGATTTTTTTCTTAAGCTTGTAGTGGCCAGTGAATGTAGTGATCAGGAAAAAGAGCTTGCGCTGCTTTGGATTTCAGAACTGACGGATGAACTCATGGCAAAAATCAGAACCCACGAATATAACCGCTCAATGGATGTTGTTAACTGAGGGGTAATTTATGCGCATTGAAATAATGATCGATAAAGAGCAAAAAATTAGCCAGTCTACCCTGGACGCCCTTGAATCCGAGCTTTACCGCAATCTGCGCCCCCTGTATCCCAAAACGGTAATTCGCATCCGCAAAGGTAGCTCTAACGGTGTGGAACTGACCGGACTGAAACTGGACGAAGAAAAAAAACAAGTGATGAAAATTATGCAGCAGGTATGGGAAGACGACAGCTGGCTGCATTAAGAAACGTTGCTGGCGTCTGAACTTGCTTCTGGCGTCAGCAAGGTTGAACAATGAGCTGTACAAGGCGTTAGCCGCCCTCAATGCGGACAGATAACGAAAAGGCCGGAGAGGATTCAATTTCGTGAAGGGTTAGGCGTGGGAAGCCCCTAGCAAGCGGCAGGCTTTTTGCTATGATGGTTTCTTTTTCTCAGGAAAAAGGCAATGGACATCATTCAGTTACTTGAAGTACTGAAGCCCGCTAAAGACGTGGTAACGGTACAAATTGCGAGTCAAAAGGAGCCACTGACTCCATGGTTTGACCTCGCAAAAGCGGTTCTGCCAGCTGCGGCAACTGCTTTTGTTGCATGGCGGGCCATGAATCGTTCACACCGCCAATTTGAAATCACCTCAAAACGGCAAGCAGCTGAATTCGACAAAAATATTGCGCAGCAAACCAAAGCACTGAAAGTGCAAACTCAAATTGCTACGGAAATTGAGATAAAAAAAGAAGAATGTCGGAACGTGCGGGAATCATGTGCCCAGTATCTATCCTTAGCGCTTGAATCTAATAGGTACAAAGACGATTATAACCTTGCAATGGATTACATTCTTAAGGGTAATAACGATTTTATTGATAAGAGAAATGTAGCACATGAAAGCTACATTACATCATCGCATCGTACCCTTTCAGCAAGGTTGTTATTGATGACATACCTTAATCCTGAAACCTCACCTTCCTTCTTTGAATCAATCAAGAATGTCGATGCATTGCTGATTTCGTCAGGGCCAAACTTCGGTGGTGCCGTAGGTAAATGCCTTGCGGAATGCCGGATGTACATAGAGAAAAAACAAGCCGAAATATCTACAATCTCAACAGAATAAACGCTTACTCTGGATGGACATCATCGTCGGACAAACTGGCAAAGGGTTCACCCCTTCTCATTGCCATGATGTAGTAATACCACCGCCCGGCGATGTTGGGCGTTCAAACTCTAACCAAAAACAGTCATCATAAGCCCTTCCAAACCAATAGCCGTCGCTATATTGCTACGCCCGCTGAACAAATAATTATTCCCTGTTTGATTAAAGGCGCACAGGTGCATGTCTATGCCGCATGAATCCGCATGATCGTTTGAGGATCTTTTTAGCTCAGGCCCGCCAGGAATGGCGGGCTTTTGCTTATGTCATGCATGTGCATGAAAACCACTGCATAAAGCGGGCAGGCGTGGCGGGGATACGAGCGCGCGCAACGGGGTAAAATGGCCAAAATCCGGCACAGCCTCTGGCCCGCTGGCGGCCTCATTTAGTGGAGGGGGGAGATGTCAGGGCAAAAAGAAACGCCCCGCAGAATGCTGCTGAGGCGTTGTGAGAGTTGGTCGGTTATTGATGTTATGAGTATGTCAGCCTCGTTTGCCCTTAAGTCCTAAATCATAAGCTTCAAAACGGATCACCTCTTTATCCAGCCAGCCATTCAGCTCCTGCAGTCGCTTTTGCAGTGGCATCAGTTCATTGCGGACGAAGACACGGCTCGCTTTTTCCACATCACCAAAGCCGCCAGTGTTGTTGGGAATGATGCCCATCATTTGCGGCGGTACGCGGTGAGCCGCCATCATGTCATCGCGGCTGACGTTCTTGATGTTCAGAAATTCATCCTTCGCCGCGACTTCCGACAACGGGATAATCTGAATGCCATCTTTTTTGCCGTTAGGCGAGTACATAAACAGGTTGCGGAAGTTGCCCGGTCCTTTAGCACTTTTCATTGCCTTGCGGATGTTATTCACATCCTCCTGGTTCTGCGCGGCGTCGGTCATGTACATGATGAAGCCTGCATGACTGCCGTTAATGTAATACTTGCGGCGGAACAGCGTGGCAGACTCGTTGAGCAGGGCGGATGGAATAGCAGAAAGATAGCCGGGCAGGCCGTAGATCTCCTGATTAATGTCAGGTTCCATCAGATGAAAAATGCTGCCTTTCGTGAACTGATACGGTTGTGTGGTCATGCCATATTGCACAAACCAGTATGTTTCAAGGTCAAGCCCGCGCCGGGTGTATTTTGCCAGTGCAGGCTCCAGTGAAATAACTTCACCGAAACGGTTCGTGCGTTTCTCCAGGTAGGCGTTACCAAAAACCAGATAGTCCTGCACAAAACGGGTAAATGCCTGCTGGCTGAGAAGGCGATGTGGAATATAGGTACTGCTGATAATGTCACGCTTAACACTGATCGGGGAGCTGTGGTGCACGGCGGCGCGGAAGGTGCGCGCCAGTCCGTCAAAGCTGACGGGCGGCTCATACCAGCGATCCATCTGTACGCATTCCACATAGTCCAGCAGTTCGCGGCGGTCCAGTACAGGAATGGGATCACCAAAGCTGAAAGCCTCCGCAACGGATTTTTTAGTTTCTTCTGCAGTTACGGTTTCGCCTGGCGCGATATGTTCTTTCATCAAAAAATCTCCACAATATTGCTGGTATTGGCGGACTCGCCCTGCAGCGGTTCGTTAAACAGTGCGTGCATTGTTGCCCAGGCCAGATCGGCATGGCTGGCTTCTTCGCTGCGGCTGGCTTCATAGGTCGGGCGGTTGCCGCTGGCGGTGGTGGCGCGACGGATTGCCATAAATGACTGCGCAATGTCGGTGTGTCCGGCGTCAAACTCCAGACGACGGTGGCTGATAATGTCGTAGGCCTTGAGTACCAGGGCGTTTTTAACGTTGGGGTTGTAGACAAACTCCCGGACGGCAGGAAAGAACGCTTTCACGTTCTCGTAAACCCCGTGACCGACACCTGTCGAGTCGATGCCGATATAGGTCACGTTGTACTGTTCGGTCAGTTTTTTGATGGCGTCCGCCTGGGCGCGAAAGTCCATCCCGCGCCACTGGTGACGCTCAAGAATGCGGAACTTACCACCCGGCACGGCTGGCGGTGCCACCACCACGCATCCGGCGCTGTCGCCGTTTTGCGTACCTTTTGCCGGGTCATAACCGATCCACACTTCGCGCCAGCCAAATGGGCGCAGGGCCAGTGCATGAAAGTCGGTCCAGACTTCCCAGCTGTCCACCATGCATGCCTGCAGCTCGCTGAGCGGGAACACGGACGCGAGATCGTCCACAAACTCGCACATCAGCAGGTTCTGGTATTCGTCCGGGCTGTACTCCATGCGTAGCTGGTCGAGGTCGAACAGGTTACAGCCGCCGCGCACCGCATCTTCCACGGTGACTATCTGGCGGTACTGCCCGTCTGCGCACAGCAGGCCGGGGGCCAGATTGCTGTGGGACAGGTCGATGTCCACCTTGTCGGCTTTGTTGCGCCCACGGTTGAACAGCGCACCGGACCAGAACGGATAAGCACTATGGGTCAGGCTGGATGGCGTGGAAAAATAGGTCTGTCGCCATTTCTTGTGAATAGCCATACCGGAAGCCACTTTACGCAGCTCCTGGAATTTCGGGATCCAGAAATATTCATCCAGATACAGGTTACCGTGATAACTCTGGGCTGTGCGGGCATTGGTGCCGAGGAAGTAAAGCGTGGCCCCGTTAGGAAGCACCATCGGATCGCCTTTCAGCTCCACCTCCACTTCTTTGGCAAAGTCGATGATGTACTGTTTAAAGACGTGGGCCTGTGCCTTACTGGCGGAAAGGAAAATCTGGTTACGTCCGGTCAGCAGGGCGTCAATCAGGGCTTCACGGGCAAAGTAAAAGGTCGCGCCGATCTGGCGTGACTTCAGCAGGTTGCGGATGCGGTTGGTTTTTCCGGCTTCCCACCAGTGGCGCTGGTAGTTGAACATGGAGGAATGGAAGATTTCTTCCAGCTTCTCAATCTGTTCATCGGTGAAAACATTCTTTTCCGGCTGACGGCGTGGGCCTTTGTTGCGGTTGGCGATGTTAGGGTTTAAGTCGGCTTCGTTGCCGCCATTGTTAAACTTGCCGATCCGCGCGTGGCGCTCCGACTGGCGCGCCAGCAGGTCAATCTCTTTGAAATCTTTCCCTTCTTTGTGCTCCTTCATAATGAGCTGGCAGTAGCGTGCGGCGGTGGTGAGCTGCATCTGATCCAGCGGCCCATAGTCACCCCACTTGTCGCGTTTTTTCCAGCTGTGAACGGTTGCAACTTTCTCGCCCAGCATTTCAGCAATGCGGGCGACGCGGTATCCCTGAAAGTACAGCAGCATGGCCTGCCGACGGGGATCGAGATCTGCGGGTGTCAGTGTGGTGTTCATGGCACAAACCTACAGCCTTGAATGAAGGCTTTCCCCGCCTGCGGTTTGTGTGGTTGTCGGTACAAATACCGCGCATTGTTTCACTGCCCCCATCACCGCAACCATAAGGCTCCAGTAAGTTTTTTCTAACGGAGCACGGCTCATGACAGTGAAAGCAAAGCGTTTTCGCATCGGGGTGGAAGGTGCCACCACCGACGGACGCGAAATCCAGCGTGAATGGCTGGAACAGATGGCAGCCAGCTACAACCCGGCGGTGTATACCGCGCTGATTAACCTTGAGCACATCAAGTCTTATCTGCCGGACAGCACCTTTAACCGCTACGGCAAGGTGACGGCGCTGTTTGCTGAAGAAATCACGGAAGGTCCGCTGGCAGGCAAGATGGCGCTGTATGCCGACGTTGAGCCAACGGAGTCCCTGGTGGAACTGGTGAAAAAAGGCCAGAAATTATTCACCTCTATGGAAGTCAGCCCGAAGTTCGCTGATACGGGCAAAGCCTACCTGGTCGGCCTGGCTGCCACTGATGACCCTGCCAGTCTGGGTACGGAAATGCTGACATTCAGCGCCAGTGCAGCCCATAACCCGCTGGCAAACCGCAAGCAGAATCCTGCCAATCTCTTTACCGCTGCAGAGGAAACGGTGATCGAACTGGAAGAAATCCAGGAGGACAAGCCGTCCCTGTTTACCCGTGTCACGGCGCTGTTCACCAAAAAAGAGCAGTCCGACGATGCCCGGTTCTCTGATGTGCATAAGGCCGTGGAGCTGGTCGCCACTGAGCAGCAGAACCTGAGCGCACGCACCGAAAAATCCCTGTCTGAGCAGGAAGAACGCCTGTCTGAGCTGGAGACTGCTCTGCAGGAGCAGCAAACCGCCTTTAACGAACTGGTGAATAAGCTGAGTCATGAAGACAGCCGCCAGGACTACCGCCAGCGTGCAACAGGCGGTAACGCCCCCGCTGACACTCTGACCAATTGCTGATGGAGCATAAAACCCGATGAAGAAGAATACCCGCTTTGCTTTTAACGCTTACCTGCAGCAGCTGGCGCGTCTGAACGGTGTGGCAGTTGAAGAACTGTCCAGCAAGTTCACCGTGGAGCCGTCCGTGCAGCAGACGCTGGAAGACCAGATCCAGCAGTCCGCCGCTTTCCTGACGCTGATTAATGTCACCCCGGTGACTGAACAGTCCGGTCAACTGCTGGGGCTGGGTGTTGGTAGTACCATTGCCGGAACCACTGATACCTCCGCGAAAGAGCGTGAACCCGTCGATCCGACGCTGATGGTCGATGTGGAATACAAATGCGAGCAGACCAACTTTGACACGGTGCTGACCTACGCGAAGCTGGATCTGTGGGCGAAGTTTCAGGATTTCCAGGTGCGTATCCGTGACGCCATCGTAAAACGTCAGGCACTGGACCGCATCATGATCGGCTTTAACGGCGTGAAGCGTGCGAAAACCTCCAACCGTAGCGAAAACCCGCTGCTGCAGGATGTGAACAAAGGCTGGCTGCAGAAAATCCGTGAGGATGCACCGGATCACGTCATGGGCAGCACCACCACGGGCGGTGAAACCACACCGGGCGCAGTGAAAGTCGGCAAAGGTGGCGAATATGCCAACCTGGACGCCGTAGTGATGGATGCCGTTAATGAGCTTATCGACGTGGTCTACCAGGACGATGACGATCTGGTGGTGATTTGCGGTCGTGAACTGCTGTCTGACAAGTATTTCCCGCTGGTCAACAAAGAGCAGGAAAACAGTGAAAAACTGGCTGCAGATATGATCATCAGCCAGAAACGCATGGGTGGCCTGCAGGCCGTGCGTGCGCCGTTCTTCCCGCCGAATGCGCTGCTGATCACCCGTCTGGATAACCTGTCCATCTACTGGCAGGAAGACACCCGCCGCCGTTCAGTTATCGACAACCCGAAACGTGACCGGATTGAAAATTTTGAATCCGTTAACGAAGCCTACGTGGTTGAGGACTACCGCTGCGCCGCACTGGTGGAAAACATCCAGATTGGCGACTTCAGCGCCGCCGCAGCAGAAGCCGGAGCGTAAACCATGAGCCTGAGTCCCGCACGGCAGCATCGCCTGCGCGTTCAGGCTGAACAGGCCGCCCGCGAGGGCGGCAGCGTTCGCCACGCGTCGGGCTATGACCTGATGCTGCTGCAACTGGCGGAAGACCGCCGCCGTCTCAAGGGTGTTCAGTCCACGGTCAAAAAAGCGGAAATCAAGGTGGAGCTGCTGCCGAAGTACGCCGCCTGGGCAGAGGGTGTCCTGGCTGCCGGAGGCGCTCAACAGGATGACGTGCTGATGTACGTGATGCTGTGGCGCATTGATGCCGGAGATTATGCCGGGGCGCTGGAGATCGGGCGTCATGCCCTGCGTCATGGCTGGGTGATGCCGCTGGGTAACCGCAACGTGCAGACCGTGCTGGCAGAGGAAATGGCAGACGCGGCGCAGAGCGCAATGCTTGCCGCCACCGGCTTTGATGCCGATCCGCTGCTGCAGACGCTGGAGCTGACAGACGGTCTGGATATGCCGGACCAGTCACGGGCACGTCTGCATAAAGCGATTGGCGCGGTCCTGAGTGAAAGCAATCCGGCGTCCGCCCTTAATCATCTCAACCATGCGTTACAGCTCGATCCCCGCTGTGGCGTGAAAAAAGACAAACAGCAGCTGGAGCGCAGACTGCGCAATGACAGCTGCTGACAGAACGTGCCCCCGCGCACGGGCGGCACGGGGTGGCGAAAGGCACAGCCACATCAAAACCCCGTCCACCGCCCTTTATATCAGGAGAAAGCAGCATGAAGTTTGTTGCGCCAGAACAGGCACCGGAACAGGCGGAAATCATCAGAAATACGCCGTTCTGGCCTGATGTGGACCTGTCGGAGTTTCGCAGTGTCATGCGCACTGACGGCACGGTGACGCAGCCGCGTTTAAAACAGGTTGCGCTGTCGGCAATTTCGGAGGTCAACGCAGAGCTGTATGAGTTTCGCAGACGCCAGCAGATGCTGGGGTATGCCTCGCTGGCAGAGGTTCCGGCGGAACAGCTGGACGGCAAAAGTGAGCGCATTCAGCACTATTTCAACGCGGTTTACTGCTGGGCACGCGCCATGCTCAACGAGCGTTATCAGGACTATGACGCCACGGCGTCCGGTGTGAAGCGGGGCGAGGAACTGGCAGAAGCAAGCGGTGATTTGTGGCGTGACGCCCGCTGGGCCATCAGCCGGGTACAGGATGCGCCGCACTGTACAGTGGAGCTTATCTGATGAAAGTGCGTGCGCATCAGTATGACACGGTGGACGCGCTTTGCTGGCGTCATTACGGGCGCACGCAGGGTGTCACGGAGCAGGTACTGAAGGCAAATCCGGGGCTTGCCGAATACGGCCCCTTTTTACCTCACGGGCTGCAGGTGGAGCTGCCGGACACTCCGACTACCACCACCGTGCAGACCGTTCAGTTATGGGACTGAATTATGACGCTTGAGCGAATCAGCGCCTTTATCACGTATTGCATCGCCGTCGTGCTGGCCTGGCTGGGCGATTTGTCCATCAAGGATGCCTCAACGCTGGGCGGCCTGATGATCGGTGTGCTGATGCTGGCTATCAACTGGTACTACAAACACAAAGCCTACCAGCTTCTGCGCGACGGGCAGATCTCGCGGGAGGACTATGAATCCATCAATCGTTAAACGCTGCCTTGTCGGGGCCGTGCTGGCTATTGCTGCCACGCTGCCGGGTTTTCAGCAGCTTCACACCTCCGTGGAAGGGCTGAAACTGATTGCCGATTACGAAGGTTGTCGTCTGCAGCCGTATCAGTGCAGCGCGGGTGTCTGGACCGACGGCATTGGTAATACGTCGGGCGTCATTCCCGGCAAAACCATTACGGAGCGACAGGCAGCAGAAGGGCTGATCTCCAACGTGCTGCGTGTGGAGCGGGCGCTGGAAAGGTGTGTGAAGCAACAGCCACCGCAGAAGGTGTATGACGCTACGGTGTCGTTTGCCTTCAACGTGGGGACGGGCAATGCCTGTAGTTCCACGCTGGTGAAATTGCTCAATCAGCGGCGCTGGGCGGATGCGTGCCGACAGTTGCCGCGCTGGGTGTATGTAAAAGGTGTGTTTAATCAGGGGCTGGATAACCGCCGTGCGCGGGAGATGGCCTGGTGCTTACAGGGAGCAAACTGAAATGAAAAAGAAAGTAATCAGCGGGCTGTTTCTGATGTTATGGATGGCGCTGTTGATCGCAGCAATGGTGTATCCGCAGGGGATTTTTCCGGTACTGGCAGCGTCCGGTGTCTGGGTAGCCTGTCTGCTGACATGGGCGGTAATTCCGGTATCACTGGCTGCGTTAATTAAGAACGGCCCGCTCTGGCAGGAGTTGAGGGCATCTTTGCTGAAGACCATTACCCGAAAAGAAAACGTATTTATCAGCTGGGTGATGCGATTGCTGATTGTCGTAAGTCTCGCCTGGACGGGGTGGGCCATTACCCTGGTCTTTTATCTGCTGACCGTTATTGCCTTCCGGATCACCCGTAACCAGATGGCGCAACAGGTAGCAGCATGAACCGGTTGCTGCTGGTTGTGCTGGCGTTATTACTGGCGACGCTGGGCTGGCAGACGTGGCGGCTGGCTGATGCCAACCGGACCATCAGCAAGCAGGCGGACGAGCTGCAGAGCAAAAGCCAGGCACTGGCAAAGAGCAACAGCCAGCTTATCAGCCTGTCCATTCTGACTGAAACCAATAACCGGGAGCAGGCGCGGCTCTATGCCGACGCAGAACAGACCAGCGCGCTGCTGAGACAACGACAACACCGGATTGAGGAACTGAAACGTGAGAACGAGGATTTACGCCGCTGGGCTGATACTCCTTTGCCTGCTGACATTATCCGGCTGCGGGAACGTCCGGCACTCACCGGAGGTGCAGCTTACCGTCAGTGGTTGTCCGCGAGTGACGCCGTGTCGGCTGGATCAGGCAGCGCCGCGCACTAACGGTGATCTGAACGCGTTGCTGGATGAAACGGAGGCCGCCTGGGCGGTCTGTGCAGACAAAGTGGACATGATTATTGCGTGTCAGGAGCGAAACAGTGAACAAACCACAATCCCTGCGCCACGCCCTTAATAAAGCAGTGCCTTATGTCCGTAATAACCCGGACAAACTGCATCTGTTTGTGGATAACGGTTCGCTGGTTGCCACGGGGGCCAGCTCCATGTCATGGGAGTACCGCTACACCCTGAACGTGGTGATTGAGGATTTCAGCGGCGACCAGAATTTGCTGATGGCCCCGGTTTTGCTGTGGCTGCGGGATAACCAGCCCGATGCCATGAATAACCCGGCGTTACGGGAAAAGCTATTCACCTTTGAGGTGGATATTCTGCGCAACGATGTCTGTGATATCAGCCTCAACCTGCAACTGACGGAGCGTGTGCTGGTCAGCACTGACGGCAGTGTGTCGAGTGTTGAAGCGGTAGCGGAACCCGATGAACCTGAAGAAATGTGGACGGTGAAACGTGGCTGAACTGCAGAAGGTGGACGACTGGCTGAGTGCCTTGCTGGCGAATCTTGAGCCAGCCGCAAGAAGCCACATGATGCGCCAGCTGGCGCAGGAGCTGCGCCGGACACAGCAGCAGAATATCAGGATGCAACGCAACCCTGACGGCAGCAGTTATGAACCGCGACGGGTAACAGCACGCAGTAAAAAGGGGCGCATCAAACGTCAGATGTTTGCAAAGCTGCGCACCACAAAATACCTGAAAACCGCCGCCAGCGCGGATTCTGCCAGCGTACAGTTTGAAGGCAAGGTACAGCGCATTGCCCGTGTTCATCACTACGGCCTGCGCGATCGCGTCAGTCGTAAGGGACCGGAGGTCCGTTACGCAGAGCGTCGCCTTCTGGGTGTAAATGATGATGTTGAGGTAATGACCCGTGACATGATTCTGCAATGGCTGGCGGGGTGATCTTTGTATCAGCACTGATACAAGTTGCAGCACTGCCGCCTTTCTTCCCCTGATGGCAACCTTTCCCTATGAACGCACAATTAACCGAAATCATGCGCCTTATCACCAATCTGATCCGCACAGGTGTAGTCACCGAAGTGGACCGGGAAAACTGGCTGTGTCGGGTGAAAACGGGCGACCTTGAAACCAACTGGATTAACTGGCTGACACTGCGCGCGGGCAAATCGCGCACCTGGTGGAAACCGTCTGTGGGTGAGCAGGTTGTGCTGTTCAGCCTGGGTGGCAATCTGGAAACCGCGTTTGCCCTGCCTGCTGTCTACTCAAATCAGTTTCCGCCACCTTCAGACTCTGAGGACGGCAACGTGGTTGAGTACCCGGACGGTGGCTGGTTTGAATACGAACCCGCCACCGGGCGCTGGTATGTCAGGGGCATCAAATCAATGGTCATTGAGACCGCTGACAATATCACCCTGAAAACCAGTGAGTTTGTACTGGAGGCTGACCGCACGCGCATTAACAGCGAAGTGGTGATCAATGGTGGCGTTACCCAGGGCGGCGGAGCGATGAGTTCTAACGGGATTGTGGTTGATGCACATCAGCATACTGGCGTCCTGAAAGGCGGCGACACAACCGGAGGCCCGGTATGACGCTTTATAGCGGGATGAACAATACCAGCGGCAAAGCCATTACTGATATTGACCATCTGCGCCAGTCGGTGCGGGACATTCTGCTGACGCCGCAGGGTAGCCGCATTGCTCGCCGTGAATATGGTTCCCTGCTGTCGGCACTGATAGACCAGCCACAAAATCCGGCATTGCGCCTGCAGGTCATGTCGGCAGTGTATGTGGCGCTGAGTCGCTGGGAGCCACGGCTGACGCTGGATTCCATCACCATCAACAGCAACTTTGACGGTTCTATGGTGGTGGAGCTGACCGGGCGGCAGAATAACGGTGTGCCTGTGTCCCTTTCCGTATCAACAGGAGCAGAGAATGGCAGTGATTGACCTTTCGCAGTTGCCTGCACCGCAGATTGTGGATGTGCCCGACTTTGAGACGCTGCTTGCCGAACGCAAGGCAGAATTTGTGGCGCTTCATCCGAAGGATGAGCAGGAAGCCGTGATCCGCACGCTGGAACTGGAATCTGAACCCGTCACCAAATTGTTGCAGGAGAACGCTTACCGTGAGTTGCTTCTGCGCCAGCGCATTAACGAAGCCGCGCAGGCAGTGATGGTGGCTTATGCCATAGGGGGCGATCTGGACCAGCTCGCTGCCAATTACAACGTGAAACGCCTGACGGTGACGCCTGCTGATAATGACGCTGTGCCGCCCGTTGCTGCTGTGATGGAAAGTGATGAAGCGTTACGCCTGCGTGTGCCTGCAGCCTTTGAAGGGCTTTCAGTTGCGGGGCCAACTGCAGCTTATGAATTTCATGCCCGAAGCGCCGACGGTCGGGTGGCGGATGCCAGTGCAACCAGCCCGGCACCTGCAGAGGTGGTGCTGACTGTCCTTAGCCGCGAAGGCGATGGAACTGCAGAAAAAGACCTGCTGGATGTGGTGGAAAAAGCTCTGAACAGTGAGAACGTCCGCCCGGTGGCTGACCGTCTTACGGTTCGCAGCGCAGAAATAATCCCGTATCGCGTGGAAGCCACCATTTTTCTCTATCCGGGACCGGAAGCAGAGCCGGTAATGGCAGCGGCAAAAGCCAGCCTGCAGAAGTACATCGCCAGTCAGACGCGTCTTGGTCGGGATATTCGCCGTAGCGCCATCTTTGCCGCCCTGCATGTTGAGGGTGTGCAGCGTGTGGAGCTGGCTTCTCCTCTGGCGGATGTGGTCCTGAACAAAACACAGGCGGCATCATGTACGCAGTGGAGCGTAACCAACGGAGGAACGGATGAATAGTCTGCTGCCACCGGGTTCAACACCACTGGAGCGCCGACTGGCACAAACCTGCAGCGGGATTTCTGATTTGCAGGTGCCGCTACGTGACTTGTGGGATCCGGCTACCTGTCCGGTCAGTTTCCTGCCTTATCTCGCCTGGGCGTTCTCTGTGGATCGCTGGGACGAGAGCTGGACAGAAAGCGTCAAACGCCAGGTGGTGAAGGATGCTTTTTATATTCATCAGCACAAAGGAACCACCAGTGCCGTGCGGCGGGTGGTGGAGCCGTTCGGCTTTCTGATCCGCATTATTGAGTGGTGGCAGACCGGAGAAACACCAGGCACGTTTCGCCTGGATATCGGCGTGCAGGATCAGGGCATCACTGAAGATACCTATCTGGAACTTGAGCGACTGATAAGCGATGCCAAACCATGTAGCCGTCACATGATCGGCATGTCCATCAATCTGCAGACCAGCGGTCCGCATTGGGTGGGGGCCGTCAGCTATCTTGGCGAAGAAATCACGATCTATCCGTATATCAACGAAACAATTATTTCTGGCGGCACCGCGCATGAAGGCGGAGCGGTCCATGTTATTGACACAATGAGAGTGAATCCATGAGCACAAAATTTTATACCCTGCTGACGGATATTGGCGCGGCGAAACTTGCCAGCGCCACTGCACTTGGTGTGCCGCTTAAAATTACCCATATGGCGGTGGGCGATGGCGGCGGAACATTGCCGACGCCGGACGCAAAGCAGACTGCACTGGTAAATGAGAAACGCCGGGCTGCGCTGAATATGCTCTATATCGACCCGCAGAACAGCAGCCAGATTATTGCTGAACAGGTGATCCCTGAAAACGAGGGCGGTTGGTGGATACGTGAAGTGGGCCTGTTTGATGAGTCAGGGGCATTGATTGCCGTAGGCAACTGCCCGGAAAGCTACAAGCCGCAACTGGCTGAAGGCAGCGGACGCACCCAGACCGTGCGCATGGTGCTGATAACCAGCAGCACGGACAATATCACCCTGAAAATCGACCCTGCCGTCGTGCTGGCAACCCGCAAGTATGTGGATGACAAGGCACTGGAGCTGAAGGTGTACGTGGATGACAAGATGGCAAAACATCTTGCCGCGCCGGACCCGCATTCACAGTATGCACCCAAAGAAAGCCCGACGTTTACCGGAACACCCAAAGCGCCAACGCCAGCGGCGGGGAATAATACCACGCAGGTTGCGACCACTGCGTTTGTACAGGCGGCACTGCTCACCCTGATTGACGGTGCGCCTGCCACGCTGGACACGCTGAAAGAAATTGCCGCAGCCATTAACAATGACCCGAAATTCAGCACCACCATTAACAATGCGCTGGCACTGAAAGCGCCGCTGTCGAGTCCGGCACTTACCGGGACGCCAACAGCACCGACTGCGGCACAGTCGGTCAACAATACACAGATTGCCACCACGGCTTTTGTGAAATCGGCGATTGCGGCAATGGTGGGTTCTGCACCTGCGGCACTGGATACGCTGAATGAACTGGCGGCGGCGCTGGGGAATGACCCGAACTTTGCCACGACGATGTTGAATGCGCTGTCAGGTAAACAACCGCTGGACAATACGCTGACCCAATTAAGCGGAAAGGGTGCCCCTGAAATTTGTGATTATCTGGGTGTGAAAGAGGCTGCAAAACGAAAGGTAGGTACAGAGGATGTTGATTCTATCCCGGATATGCGAAGTTTTCAGTCGGAACGTTACTGGCAAAAACTGCCGGGAAAAATTATTCAATGGGTTTATATCCCTCCTCATGATGGCGATCAGGTTATTACCTTGCCTGTTCCTTTCCCCGGAGGAATTTTAGGTTTTGCTGTGGGCGCAGGATATGAACCATCCAGCGGCCGGATTACCACATTTGCAATAAATGTTGGAAAAGGGCCTGTTTCAACGATTGTGTCGCGCGCCAGCGATAGTATTTCTGGTGGTTCCTGTATTTTAATAGGTCACTGAATATATGAATAAATATCTGTATGACAGTAAAACAAATGCCTTTTACCCATTTATTTTGAAGGCAGACTATGAGCGTTCAGGCACCTGGCCTGAAAGTGGTGTGGAAGTTGGAGACGATGTTTTTCTGGAGTTTGTGAGGATTAACCCAGGCAAAGTCAGGGTTGCAGGAATGGACGGAATGCCTGCATGGGCAGATGCACCGGAACCGACACCAGAACAAATCATTGACTCGGCAACCCGTGAAAAACAACGACGTATCGATGATGCCAATGAGTACATGAACAATAAGCAATGGCCGGGTAAAGCTGCCATCGGACGTATGAACACCGAAGAGTTGAGAGAGTATAATTTGTGGCTGGATTATCATGACGCACTGAATTCCATTGACGTCAGTATGGCACCAGCCATCAACTGGCCAGAACCTCCTCCACAGTAAAGTCTTCCCCCGCGCCTGCGGGGATTTTGTCATCCCGCCGTTGTGCCATTTTCCATACAAACCCCATCGCGTGCACCCTGCGCGTATCAACCAGAACATAGGCAGACCCCCTCTACAACCGGAGAGACTGCCTTATGGCTCAGGATTACCACCACGGGGTGCGCGTTGTTGAAGTCAACGAAGGCACCCGATCCATTACCACGGTGAGCACCGCCATCGTGGGCATGGTCTGCACGGGCGATGATGCCGATGCAAAAATGTTTCCTCTTAATAAACCCGTGCTGATCACTGATGTACTGACCGCCAGCGGTAAAGCGGGTGAGTCCGGCACGCTGGCCCGTTCGCTGGATGCCATCGCTGACCAGGCAAAACCCGTGACCGTTGTTGTGCGTGTGCCACAGGGTGAAACGGAAGAAGAAACCACAACCAATATCATTGGCGCAGTGACCGCCGAGGGTAAAAAAACAGGTATGAAAGCCCTGTTATCTGCCCAGTCACAGCTCGGCGTTAAACCGCGCATTCTCGGCGTGCCGGGTCACGATAACAAAGCCGTTGCGACTGAGCTGCTGAGTGTGGCGCAAAGCCTGCGCGGGTTTGCTTACCTGTCAGCGTATGGCTGCAAGACGGTACAGGAGGCGATCACCTACCGCGAAAACTTCAGCCAGCGTGAAGGGATGCTGATCTGGCCGGATTTTATCAGCTGGGACACGGTGCTGAATGCCGAAGCAACGGCTTATGCCACCGCCCGTGCGCTTGGTCTGCGCGCCAAAATTGATGAGCAGACCGGGTGGCACAAAAGCCTGTCCAACGTGGGCGTGAACGGTGTCACCGGAATTTCTGCTGATGTGTTCTGGGATCTGCAGGACCCGGCAACCGATGCGGGACTGCTTAACCAGAACGACGTCACCACGCTTGTGCGCAAGGATGGTTTCCGCTTCTGGGGTTCCCGCTGCCTGAGCGATGATCCGCTCTTTGCCTTCGAAAACTACACCCGCACGGCGCAGGTGCTGATGGACACGATGGCAGAAGCGCATATGTGGGCGGTGGACAAACCGCTGAACCCGTCGCTGGCCCGCGACATTATCGAAGGTATCCGCGCCAAAATGCGCAGCCTGGTCAGTCAGGGCTATCTCATTGGTGGTGATTGCTGGCTGGACGAGTCGGTGAATGACAAAGACACTCTGAAAGCCGGAAAACTCACCATCGACTACGACTACACGCCAGTGCCGCCACTTGAAAACCTGATGCTGCGCCAGCGCATCACCGATCAGTACCTGGTGAATTTCTCCAGCCAGGTCAGCGCGTAAGGGGACAACATGGCTTTACCACGTAAATTAAAACACCTGAACCTGTTTAACGACGGGAACAACTGGCAGGGGATCGTTGAGTCGCTGACGCTGCCGAAATTTACCCGCAAATATGAGAAGTATCGCGGCGGCGGAATGCCGGGTGCGGTGGATGTGGATCTGGGGCTGGATGACGGCGCACTGGATACTGAATTTTCCATTGGTGGCACTGAGCTGCTGCTGTTTAAGCAGATGGGCAAAGCTACGGTGGATGGTATCCAGTTGCGCTTTACCGGCTCTATCCAGCGTGATGATACCGGGGAAGTGCAGGCCGTGGAGCTTGTGGTGCGTGGGCGCCACAAAGAAGTGGATTCCGGCGAGTGGAAGACGGGTGAAAGCAACACCACCAAAGTGACCAGCACCAACAGCTACGCGAAGCTGACCATCAATGGTGAGGTGCTTTATGAAGTGGACCTTATCAACATGGTGGAAATTGTGGACGGTGTGGACCTGATGGAAGCGCACCGCAACGCCCTCGGCCTCTGATCTATCTGAACGGCGCGGGATACCGCGCCAGAACCCAATTTACAGGACAGCAAAATGAGCGATAAGCAGACTGAAAAGACCATTCAACTGGATACCCCCATCATGCGTGGTAAAACTGAAATCACCGAAATTGTGCTGCGTAAACCGCAGTCCGGAGCGCTGCGCGGTACACGCCTGCAGGCCATTATGGATATGGATGTGAACGCGATGATGACCGTGATCCCCCGCATCTCCAGTCCGGCACTGACTGCACAGGAAATTGCAGAGATGGACCCGGCAGATCTCACTGCCATGTCGGTTGAGGTTGTCACTTTTTTGTTGAAGAAGTCGGTGCTTGCCGGTTTACCGACAGCCTGACGGTTGACGATCTGGTGGCTGATATCGCCACCATCTTTCACTGGCCGCCATCCGTTACTGACGTTATGCCGCTGACCGAAGTGCTGGAATGGCGGTATAAAGCGATTCAGAGAAGTGGGGCCAGCCATGAGTGACAATAACCTGCGTCTGCAGGTCATTCTTAATGCGGTTGACAAGCTCACCCGCCCATTTCGATCTGCGCAGGCCAGTTCAAGAGAACTGGCTGCTGCTGTCAAAAAATCCCGCGATGCAATAAAGCAGCTTGATCAGGCCGGGAGCAGTCTGGACAGCTTCCGAAAGCTGCAGGCAGAAAATCAGAAATTAGGCGACAGGCTGAACTATGCCCGCCAGCGTGCAAATTTGCTCAGTCAGGAACTGGGAGCGATGGGGCCGCCTTCGCAACGTCAGGTTGTCGCTCTGGGCCGTCAACGGCTGGCTGTTCAGCGCCTGGAAGAACGCCAGAAAAAGCTGCAGCAGCAGACGGCGCTTGTGCGTGCAGAACTTTATCGTGCTGGTATTTCAGCTAATGATGGCGCCAGTGCGACGGCCCGCATTACCCGTGAAACGATGCGTTATAACAGGCAGCTTTCTGAGCAGGAATCGAGGTTACGACGTGTCGGGGAGCAACAGCGAAAAATGCACGCCGCCCGGGGGGCTTACGCCAGTCGTCTTGAGGTAAGGGATCGTATTGCCGGGGCCGGAGCCACCACCACGGCTGCAGGGCTGGCAATGGGCGCGCCAGTGATGGCGGCAGTAAAAAGCTATACCAGTATGGAAGATGCCATGAAAGGTGTGGCAAAGCAGGTCAATGGTTTGCGTGACGATAATGGCAACCGCACTGCGCGTTTTTATGAAATGCAGGATGCCATCAAGGCTGCCAGCGAACAGTTGCCGATGGAAAACGGTGCGGTGGACTTCGCCGCACTGGTTGAAGGTGGGGCGCGCATGAACGTCGCAAACCCTGACGACAGCTGGGAAGACCAGAAACGTGACCTGCTGGCCTTCGCCAGCACGGCGGCAAAGGCGGCAACAGCCTTTGAACTGCCAGCGGATGAACTGTCAGAAAGTCTGGGGAAAATCGCCCAGCTCTACAAAATCCCTACCCGCAATATTGAACAGCTCGGTGATGCGCTGAACTATCTGGATGATAACGCCATGTCGAAAGGAGCGGACATCATTGATGTCATGCAACGCCTGGGCGGTGTGGCTGACCGTCTGGATTATCGTAAAGCGGCGGCGCTGGGTTCCACCTTCCTGACACTGGGCGCTGCGCCGGAGGTTGCAGCCAGTGCAGCAAACGCGATGGTGCGTGAATTGTCCATTGCCACCATGCAAAGTAAGAGTTTCTTTGAAGGAATGAATCTGCTGAAACTCAATCCTGAAGTGATTGAAAAGCAGATGACGAAGGATGCGATGGGAACTATCCAGCGTGTGCTGGAGAAGGTGAACGAACTGCCGCAGGATAAGCGTCTGTCTGCCATGACCATGTTGTTTGGTAAAGAGTTTGGCGATGACGCGGCGAAACTGGCAAACAACCTGCCGGAACTGCAGCGTCAGTTAAAACTGACAGCGGGCAATGATGCGCTCGGCTCCATGCAGAAAGAATCCGACATCAACAAGGACTCACTTTCTGCTCAGTGGTTGCTGGTCAAAACCGGAGCGCAGAACACCTTCAGTAGCCTGGGCGAAACGCTGCGCCAGCCGCTGATGGATATTCTGTACACGGTGAAAAGCGTCACGGGGGCGTTGCGTCGCTGGGTGGAAGCTAACCCGGAATTGACGGGCACACTGATGAAAGTAGCCGCTGTGGTGGCTGCCGTTACCGTGGGACTCGGCACCTTAGCGGTGGTGCTGGCTGCAGTGCTGGGGCCGCTGGCAGTGATCCGTCTGGGATTCTCTGTGCTGGGTATCAAAACGTTACCTTCCGTTACGGATGCAGTAACACGAACCAGCAGCGCGTTGTCCTGGCTGGCTGGCGCTCCACTGGCAGTGCTTCGACGCGGGCTTGCTTCATCGGGGAGCACTGCGGGTTTGCTTACTGCGCCGCTGTTGTCTTTGCGCCGCACGGCAGCATTGACAGGGAATGCCCTGAAAACTGTGGCAGCTGCGCCTGTTGCACTCTTGCGGTCCGGTTTATCCGGTTTACGTGCTGTTGCCGTGATGTTTATGAATCCACTGGCAGCACTACGCGGCGGGCTGACCGCCACAGGCGCGGTGTTGCGTGTGCTGGCATCCGGTTCGCTGGCGATGCTGCGCGTTGCCCTGTATGCCGTATCAGGTCTGTTAGGTGCTCTGCTCAGTCCGATAGGTCTTGTGGTTACTGCACTGGCGGGTGTGGCGCTGGTTGTCTGGAAATACTGGCAACCCATCACCGCATTTCTCGGTGGCGTGGTGGAAGGATTCAAAGCAGCGGCTGGTCCCATCAGTGCCGCATTCGAACCACTTAAGCCTGTGTTCCAGTGGATTGGCGACAAAGTGCAGGCGCTGTGGGGCTGGTTTACTGACCTGCTGACGCCTGTTAAGTCGACCTCTGCCGAACTGCAGAGCGCAGCGGCAATGGGGCGACGATTCGGGGAGGCACTGGCGGAAGGGCTGAATATGGTCATGCACCCGCTGGACTCCCTGAAATCCGGCGTTTCCTGGTTGCTGGAGAAACTCGGCATTGTCAGTAAAGAGGCTGCAAAAGCGAAACTGCCGGAAAGCGTGACGCGTCAGCAACCTGCGACGGTGAATGCAGACGGTAAAGTGATAATGCCATCGGGTGGTTTTCCGTCATGGGGATATGGCTTTGCGGGGATGTATGACAGCGGCGGGTATATCCCGCGCGGGCAGTTCGGCATTGTCGGTGAAAACGGGCCGGAAATTGTCAACGGTCCGGCAAACGTGACCAGCCGGAGAAATACCGCTGCACTGGCTGCGGTTGTCGCCGGAATGATGGGCGTTGCTGCCGCGCCAGCAGAGCTTCCACCGTTGCATCCTTTGGCGCTTCCCGCGAAAGGCGGTGAAGCGATGGTGAGTCGCGCAGCTGCTGTGCCGCCCGTTCACCGGATTGAGGCACCGACGCAGATCATCATCCAGACGCAGCCAGGACAAAGTGCGCAGGATATTGCGCGGGAGGTGGCACGCCAGCTTGATGAACGTGAACGCAGGCTGAAGGCAAAAGCCAGGAGTAACTACAGCGATCAGGGGGGATACGACGTATGATGATGGTGCTGGGATTGTACGTGTTTATGCTGCGCACCGTACCGTATCAGGAGCTGCAGTATCAACGCAGCTGGCGACATGCGGCAAACAGTCGGGTAAATCGTCGTCCGTCCACGCAGTTTCTGGGACCGGACAACGACATGCTGACGCTTTCCGGTGTTCTTATGCCGGAGATAACAGGCGGCAGGCTGTCGTTGCTGGCACTAGAGCAGATGGCAGAACAGGGGAAAGCATGGCCCCTGATTGAAGGCAGCGGCACGATTTACGGCATGTATGTGATTGAGGGACTGAATCAGACTAAAACGGAGTTTTTCCGCGACGGTATGCCGCGCCGGATTGAGTTCACCCTGTCGCTCAAACGGGTGGATGAATCCCTGTCCGATATGTTCAGTGATCTCAGTGCGCAACTGAATAATCTGCAGGAAACGGCAACATCTGCTTTAGGCGATATCAGTAAAACGGTGGGAGGGCTGTTGTCGTGAATTTCAGCTCTGAACTGCTTAACAAAGGCAACAAAACTCCGGCATTCAGCATCAGTATTGAAGGCAAGGATATCACCACTGTGCTGGACAACCGCCTGATGGGGCTTACGCTGACGGATAACCGGGGCTTTGAAGCGGACCAGCTTGATCTGGAACTGGATGATGCCGACGGAAAAATCGTGCTGCCGCGTCGTGGTGCGGTCATTACGCTGGCGCTGGGCTGGAAAGGGCAGCCACTTTTCCCGAAAGGGGCATTCACGGTGGATGAAATTGAACACACTGGCGCACCGGACCGCCTGACTATCCGGGCGCGAAGTGCTGATTTTCGGGAAACGCTGAATACCCGCCGTGAAAAGTCGTGGCACAAGACCACCGTTGGGGAAGTGGTGAAGGAAATAGCTGCGCGGCACAAACTGAAGATGGCACTGGGTAAAGACCTGTCGGATAAGCCCGTGGAGCATATAGACCAGACTAATGAGAGTGACGGCAGTTTTTTGATGCGGCTGGCGCGCCAGTACGGTGCTATTGCGTCGGTGAAAAATGGCAATCTGTTATTCATCCGGCAGGGACAGGGCAAAAGCGCCAGCGGTAAACCTCTGCCGGTGATCACTATCACACGTAAGGACGGCGACAGTCACCGCTTTACCCTGGCGGATCGCGGAGCCTACACGGGCGTCATTGCCAGCTGGTTGCATACCCGCGAACCTGCGAAGAAAGAAAGCACTACAGTGAAGCGTAAGCGCAGGACCAAGAAGCAGAAGAAAGAGCCGGAAGCGAAGCAGGGCGATTACCTGGTGGGGACGGATGAAAACGTGCTGGTACTTAATCGCACTTATGCCAACCGGAGCAACGCCGAACGAGCGGCAAAAATGCAGTGGGAACGCCTGCAACGCGGTGTTGCGTCATTCTCGCTGCAACTGGCAGAAGGACGGGCAGATCTTTATACGGAAATGCCTGTAAAAGTCAGTGGCTTTAAACAGCCGATAGATGATGCGGAATGGACGATTACGACTCTGACACATACCGTCAGCCCGGATAACGGTTTTACGACCAGTATTGAACTTGAAGTGAAAATTGATGATCTTGAAATGGAATAAATGGTTCTCAATATTGATATTTTGTGTATCATTGCAATGATTCTGATAGCAAAGGTAGGGATCTGGATATGATGAATTGTCCAAAGTGTGGTCATGCGGCGCACACAAGGAGCAGTTTTCAAGTAACAGAAAGCACCAAAGAGCGTTACTGCCAGTGCCAAAATATTAACTGCGGGAGCACTTTTGTTACCCATGAAACAGTGGTCCGGTTTATTGTGACACCTGCAGTGATTGCCACAGCCCCTCCACATCCATTGCCAGGTGGTCAGGGCCATATGAATTTTTAAGAAAGAGAACCTGCTACGGCAGGTTTTTATTCATCTGGGATCTCACCTGTTTCAAGAAAATGTATAAAGCCAGGCTCATCTATGATGATAGTGCCTTTCATCCTTGCTGCCGATACTTTTGATGGGCCTGCATTGTAACCGCAGCAGAGCATCTGAAGGTTTTGGGTTACAGAGGTTCTTACCGTTAATCCTTGTTCATTCGCCTTATCAACCAACCTTTCTTTATCTGCTTTCTTAAATCCGGTGAAACATACATCGAATGTATTTTTTTTCGGGCCAGACGGCTTAGTGAGATGTGAGTAGTTTTCGGGGAGGAATGTCTCGCATTCCTGAATGGCTTGTTCTTGTGAATCGTATTGTTTAAGAATGCGGTCTTTTCGGAAGGTTTTTATTCGGTCGGTGTTCTTACAAATGCCCTGTATATGATTTTCGCTATAACTGATGCTCTGTATTGAGTGAACACCGATACGACCATTTGCATTGATGTAAACAAAGTGAAGTTCTTCCATGTGAAACCTCTTGGCTTGATTTCAAGATGGCGACAGGCAAGACGGACGCAAAACTCTGTCGCCATTTTGTCGCCACTACCAAAGAAAAAGGGGCTACGCCTTCACGTAACCCCTTGATTTATTTGGTGGAGCTGGCGGGAGTTGAACCCGCGTCCGAAATTCCTACATCCTCGGTACTACATGCTTAGTCAGTCTTTACATTCGCTTGCCAGCTGCGGACAGACACGCCACTAACAAACTAGCCTGATTAAGTTTTAACGCTTCAACCCCAGGCAGGGCTTCCACGCGATCTCTTTTGGGTTTGACCTCTCTTGATCCCCGTCCTAAGAGCGGAGGCTAGGGAGAGAGGGCTCTAAGCAGGTTATTAAGCTGCTAAAGCGTAGTTTTCGTCGTTTGCGACTATTTTTTGCGGCTTTTTACGAGGCCAACCGCCCCTCGGCATGCACCTTGGGTTTCGCAAATCCCGTCGAATCCAGAATCAGCCCCAATGTGTAACGTTAAGTATACCAGATTTTTGAGCGCCATGACTAGCCCCAAAGGCGTTATCATCCTGGAATTAGCGCCTGCATAGTATGATTTTTCTTCGATTAAGCAATGGGATGGCTACATCAGTGTCAGATTTGACAGTCGACAAGATGTTCATTCGCGCCGCCGGATAGGGAGGCGCGGTGAAGATTTGATTAGTATCGCTTATATAGGTTTAACGGTGCGCATTTTTCATGATACGTGCTTTATCAACCTGCCATTCACGTTCTTTGATATCAGAACGTTTATCGTGTTGTTTCTTACCTTTCGCGACGCCGATTTTTACTTTGCACCAGGCATTTTTCCAGTACAGGGAGAGCGCTACTACGGTATAACCTTCACGGTTCACTCGGCCATAGAGAGAGTCAAGTTCGCGCTGGTTGAGAAGCAGTTTGCGGGTGCGAGTAGGGTCGCACACCACGTGCGTGGAAGCCACTGCCATCGGCGTGATGTTTGCTCCAAACAGGAACGCTTCTCCGTCGCGCAGAAGGACATAGCTGTCGCTAATATTGGCTTTTCCTGCGCGCAGGGATTTAACTTCCCAGCCTTGCAGGGCAAGTCCCGCTTCGAACTCTTCTTCAATAAAGTATTCGTGACGGGCGCGCTTGTTAAGCGCGATGGTCGCTGAACCAGGTTTATGTGCTTTTTTCTTCGTCAT